TTTTCATTTGATTGGATCCTGAGCATGATAGCATCAGCATCTTCACATAGAAGACTAGAATAAAGAAGAAGATCTACCATAGGATGAACGCTCCGTTCCGCGACTTACTTGCGTCCCACTCAATGTGGGATGAACGACAGGTCTATTATAGACCTCATACATTATATAGTCAAGTAGTTTTTACAGAAACATTCCAGTCAGACTCATGTACTTGAGAGTTTCTTTTAGACTCCCACGATGGTCAAGACCAACAGAAATTTGTGGGTACTCTGCCTCCTCACCAAATTCTGCACGGAACTGTGGGTCAGTAAAATCAGTACCAAGTAGAAATACTTTTACGTTTTGATCAATACTATTGAGAAGACTCTCTGCCCTCTCACATTCTTGACTACCATTAGAGTAAATAAGAGCTTGCACTTGGTCTCTCTCCCTTTCTTTTTTTCTATGTTGTTCCCACATTTGAGCAACCATATCAACTGGTTCTGTGGTTCGTGAGTGAATATCCTCTGTGTGATTCAACCACTTATCAATTGCTTCCTGTGTAGGAACTTCAATTCTTACCATGATGCCATCTTCCTCAAACTCTTTATTCATATCAATATATGTTTGAGGAGTAATTTTTTCAATCATACTGTTCTATTTAATCTAGTTTCTGCTTGATTTGGATATCCTGCCGAATTGTCAGTCTTGGGTGAACCTTCATTCGCCTTCATAGTCTTCTGGAAGTTAGTTCTTTTATACCTGATACAGAACGTATCAGGCATCCAATATGTGACTTGCCAGTTAATTGGATCATCACCACAGATAGCATTGCTCATCTCAATATGTTTTTCAACAGAGTGAGAGAAAATACCGAGTTGAATATATCCGTCATGCATGACACATCTACCCTCTCCAATATCAACAAGAAAAAGTTGCTTCAATCCCTTTGTCTCCAGTCATCTGTTCTTTCATGCGAAAACCAATCTACAATATCATCTGCACCACCAAACCCTGTTTTATGATTAGATGGATCCGGGTCACCTAAATCCATCTGGTTCATAAAATCGTCAAGTCCTCCTTCTTTCATATCAGGATTACTGGCTTGTCTACGTGCTTTTCTCAGTATCGATGCTGCACTCTGATTTGATTTTGCTAATTTGTTTGCCCAGATCATGTCTGTCAAACTTACCTCTTCTCCTAGAGCAATTTTTTGACAAATTGCTTCTAGACGCAACCGATATTGGGTTGAAAGCATACGCGGAACACTCCTGCTAGTGTATTTATTTTAATGGTCTACCGTGTTTGTCAACCAATCCAAGTTTCTTGACTTGTGAAAGATTAGATCTCTCACTCTTCTTCATCTTTTTATATTCTTTTATGATTTTATCGATCTCTTTTTGTGAGACTTTGACTTTTAATTGATCGCTATCATCATTAGAAACGAATCCAAGACCTGCCTTCTTTGTTTGCTCTACCGAATCAACATAATCATTAATGTTTTCTTGGATCTCGTCACGGATCAAAGAGTTAATTTGTGCCCTAAGATCTTCTTCATTCATTTTCTTTTCTTTTCTTTCTTTGGTTTTTGACCCCATAGTTTTGGGTTTGCAGTGCCGTATCCAAACTCAATTTTTTTGACAGCATCTTTTCCATACTTGTCGTAATACATATCAAACAATTTAGAAACTTTACTGCATCGAGTAAGATCAATATATTCAACACCATTGCTGACATACCAGATCAATCTGGCATCGTTTGGAAAAGATGTATCGTTTGCTGCTTCGAGAGTAGTTTTCTCAAGGAGAATCTGGCAACTGTAATCAGAGGGATTTACTTCGTTAACATCTGAGCCAAATTCAGCCATTTCCTTTTCCTGGTCTACTGCTACTGTCATCCGCGACCTCCCCATTGGATATCTGGATATGCTGTTTCAACAATATCTTTAGTTATCTTATATTTAGTTTGCAAAACTTTATCTTTCACTAAGCAGAGAACTTGCGATTCCTTCGGGTGAAGTCCTCTTAGTAAATTGATAAACATCATTTCTCTACGAGTCTTGGTTAAAGAATCGTTACCGCCTTTTATATAATGATAAAGATTTTGCCACTCTCTGCGAAGAGAAGTTTTACCTCTACCGTCCAAATCCTGGCCGGTGGCAGACTCCATGTCTCCCCTCATTTCTTTTTCTAAATTATCAGATAGAGTTCCACTATAGACGGTCTGATCTCCAATATCTCCGTATGGAACTTCTCCTTCAGGAACCATTGAGATAACAGTATCATCAAAGTTCCAGATAAAGATTGCCTTAAGAGCATTGTGCTCATACTCTTGTAGAACTTCTACTTTTTTTGCTTTGGATCGTTGCTTACTTGTAAGTTCCAGAACTTCAAATACAAACGGGTTTTGTGGAAGGACTTCTTTCTTAGTCGTCTTCGTTGTCTTCGTCGGGCTCATAATCGTTTTCAAATCGTACTGCTAAAATTTCATCAGGTAATACATTTCCGTTTTCATCAAACATCTCTGGATGCATGTAAACGGGTTGAGTTTGGTATACGTGGTCCTTTGCTAACCATCCTACCACACCTCCTACAAAAAAGAACATAATTGAAACCAATGTTCCTATGGTCAAGGTTACTGCTAACATCTTCTGTGCCTCCAGAGATTATTTCTTTCTAATGTCCAGATAGAAGTTTAGGTGAAATACAATCTCTCGGCGGAAGAGAGAGACCATCTTGCCAAACTTTACCTGAAAAGTTTTTGGTGGTTCTGGTTTCCTCCTCCTATTACGTAATAATAACTCAACCCCACGATTAATGTGGGTTTCCTGATTATTTAGATTTCTTTTTTCTGCGTCCAGGTCTTCGGTCACGGCTATACCTCCATGCATCTTCTAAGATGCCATACAAATAAATTTTGATTTTTCTTGCTTGGGGTTTAGGAATGTGACCATAACCTTCGCGAAGTTGTTTATGTTCATTATCTGAACCACCTTTGATATACTCATCAAGTTCTGTTGTTATATCAGTGATTTCGGTGGCAGTTTTACTTTCAATAAAAGAATCTACTTCATGTTTTTTAGTTTTACTTTCTTTAAGATAATTGTAAAACTTTAAATTCATCTTACCCTCAAAGGCATTGTCAATTGCATGTTCAACAAGATCGTAGATGTCGATGAGGTTTTGTTCCATTAAACTAATTTTTGCTCCCGCAGATATTGTACAGTTTCGGTGCAACCACCGATGAGTGTATCGTCTTTTACAACTCTTGGAAAGGTTGAACCTTGTCCAAACTTGTCATAAAACTCTTCACGAGTGTAATCCCTGTTAAGTTTATATATGACATAGTTGAGTTCTGCTAACTGTAACACCTGTTCGACTTGTGTGCAATAGGGGCATCCATCCTTTGAATATACTGTAAATGTCATTGTTGTACCTGTTTCCAATCGTTGTCAAAAATTTCCAAACCTTTGTCTGTAAGGATGTGATCATACATTTGATCAAATACTTTAGGTGGCATTGTCACAACCTCAGCTCCATTATACCACGAACGAACGGCACGTTGTACGCTACGGATAGAAGCAGAAAGAACTTGAGTCCTAATACCATGAATTTGATACAGTCCAGTGATCGAACGGACAACCTCCAGACCTGCCACTGACTGGTCATCCAAGCGTCCTACAAATGGAGAGACATATGTTGCCCCCGCTTTCGCTGCTAGGACTGCCTGAGAGGCACAGAAGATGAGTGTGACGTTGACCTTAATACCTTGCTCAGACAATCGCTTACAAACAATCAATCCCTCACGAGTACAAGGAACCTTGATAGTAGCTACATCGCCAAACTTTTCATATAGACGAATACCTTCATCATACATCTCTAGGTCAGATCCTACGACCTCCATGCTGATATCTTTTACCCCAATGTCTTTAATCTTTTGATAGACATCTTCTGGGTTTTTACCACTCTTCATAATGAGGGTGGGATTAGTTGTAACACCATCAACTAATCCTGTTGAGAAATATTTTTCAATTACATCAGTGTCTGCTGTATCTAAAAAGATTTTCATATATGGACGAAATACTACGTCCATTATATATCATTCC